TTAGTTTAGTATTAAAGATACTAGTGTCTGTACCGTTATTATCTTCGTAATAAAAATAGGGATGGCACTGCACCGAAGTGACAATGCGATCCCCATTTTCTGTCCAAGTATACAACTCTACAGTTTCTGTCTTGTAATTATAAACTGCATTTCTATAGCCTACCATTTTTTGATGTTACCATAGAAATTTCGGGATATCAAGGATTGTATCTCTTCATATTCACTCTTTTCGGATCTCCGTATGGAGACAAGAACAATTCTTTATAACATTCCAAATTTCGATCCAATTCCAAGAATCTATCTTCTGCTACCTTTCTTCTCTTGTAAGAACTATTCTTGTAATGTCCTGCTCTACGCAATTCTTCTTCGATCTTGTACAACATTTCTTCTCCCGTCTTGAACTTGATCTCTGCATCTTTGTATGTACACATATCTTGGCAAGCTGCTGGCAAACCATACGCACATGCTTCGATGTATTTAAGATCGCTCTTTGAACGGTTGAAAGAATTATCCTGTAAAGGTGCTACCAACATCTGAACACCAAGTTCATGAATCTTCTTAGGATAATCATAAAGTCTCTGCCATTGATGGAATTCAATTTGACCATTCTCAATGTATGGACGCAATGCCAATGGGAATGCTCCGATGAACACCCATTGATACTTGTGTCTGCTATCTATGATAGCTTTTACGACATGTTCAAAATCATCCTTCTGACCAACTCGATTCTCCACATCAAAGTGAGCACCACTACCCGCATACAGGATACGAGGTTTCTTTTTATTCTTGTCATATAAAGCATTTATCCTATTTGGATCAAAATAATTGCCTATCCAAAATCTAGCAGGGAAGTTAGGTATAACGCTGATTTCCTTTTTGCCCGTTCTTTCTCTGTATAGATCCCTCATGTAATCACAAGTAACACTAACTTCATCACACATATTGATGATTTCCGTTACGTTATTTCTGATTTCATCCGATGTAAAAGCAGTCTTGAACTTATTATAATCTGGAATATCTTCTCTGAAGACCACATCATCCACTTCGTAAATAATCTTGAATCCTACTTGCTTCTGAACTTCCTTCAAGAATTTAACAAACTCTAACTGAGCACTAGTTGCTTGTCTCTGCAATCTTACTGCTTTTACATTCACATACCATCTTGGGTCTAACACCATCACAGTAGTATCGGTAACCATCATGTATCCTTGATAGTTCAACAAGTGACTAACCCATCCTAAACGATACAATCCGCACCCACTAAGATCTGCTCCGAACTGAATAACTCTAGGTAGATTTACTTCAGAAGGCTGTTCTGGTTGCGGTGGATTCTGTTGGAAAATATTTGTAGCTTGCACAGATCCCACTGGGGCAACAGGCTGAAAGCTACCAAACGGAGTCGGAGGCGTGAATGTGTGTATCATTTATTATCATTTATAAATGATACACATAAAATCAACTGTTAATTAAAAGGATTGTAATCGATTTTTGATGTTATTCCGTCTTTCTTCTCCAAGAAAATAACATCTCCAGTTGCTGCTTGAACACTTTCTTTTCTATGAGAGATCACCAACACACATTCGTCATATTTCTCGACTCTTTCCTTTAGCAAATTAGTTACTAAGGTGATACCCTTTTCATCCAAACAACTATCAAACAGTTCGTCATATATGCTTACGTTATAAGTGACATCACCTTGGAGTCTTCTCATATCCATGAAAGTAAACAAACAAGAGAAATCGATGTTCTTTCTTTCTGCTCCTGAAAAATTAAAGTATGAACAAATCTTATTCTTCTCATTCACAATCTCTTCTTCAAAGTATTCGTTGAAATTACAAATGCAATTAGCATCTAATTTTGTTAGATAGTGTCTGATTCTATCATTAAACAGAGCTAGAATTTTCTTTACAACATAAGATTTAACTCCATCTTCAGACACAATAAATTTAACTGTGTCCATAATGTTCAACTCATGTTTGTAAGATAAAACAGCATCTTTCAAATCTTTCAAAGCCAATGAATGCTGAACTATAATTGGATCAAATTCTGTATTAGATACTTCTAGTTCCTTGATGTCTCCATCCAATTGTTTCAACCATACATCTAATTGCTTGATTCTATCTTTAATGTTCTTCTTTTTCTGTTCATTGATAGCATGTTGATTGAGTTTTTTAGTAAACTTATCATGTGCTAGTTCTAATTTATTTTTGTTTTCCTTTACTTTAGTAATCTCAGAATCCAAAGCTGTTACCTTTTCAGTGTCTGATTTTATAGATTCTGAAATCTTTTGCTTCTCTTCTTTGATGTATTGCTTGTCGTGGTCTTGTACACTACGCAAACAAACAGGACATGATGATCCAGAAACTCCTATCTTCGGCAAGAGATTCTCGTTGTATGAAATAGAAGCCTTGATCTCAGATCTCTTTTTATTCAGATCATCAATTTGATCATTAAGTTTGATCTTGAGATCTTTTATTTTATTGATGTTCGATTTGATCTCCTCAAGATTGATATCTTCTTGCTTTTCAAACTCTGTGGAGAGTTTGTTCTTTTCTTCTAAATTGTCTGATTTTCTTTTGTTGTATGTATCAATTTTTGTTTTTCTGTTTTGCAACACATTTTCTTTTTGAACATTCAAAGAGTTTAATGTTCTGTTGCATTCTTCTAGCTTGGTTAATTCTATCTCATAATCCTTCTTCTTTTTGTTGTAACTGTCTCTGACTTCATTCAACATTTTGCTAAACACATCCAAATTAAAAATACCTTCGATAAATTTACGTTTATCAATTTTATTTTTTGCCATAAATGGGATTGTGTTATTCAATGTCATGATCACACAGTTCTCAAAAACACTTGGAGTCGCACTCAATACAGTATGAATGATCTCTTCTGTATTCTTTATACTATCCCTAGTTACATCTTCATCATTCTTGAACAAGAACAGTTTTGATGGATTGATAGTTCTAACAATTTTGTATTCATCTGTTACATTGCTTTTGACAACATCAAAATACAAAATCACTTCACAATTACCTTTTGTAAAGGTATTTGGAATCAGATCTTTCTTAAGTTCCCGTATAGTTGTTCCGAATATAGCGAAGTATAAAGCTTCCATCATGGCAGATTTGCCCAATCCGTTTTGACGATCAGATTTATCTCTGTTTACTCCAGTGATAACATGCAATCCTTTCTTGAAAGAAAGTTCGACTGGATTGTCTCCAAAAGACAAGAAGTTCTTTATACTAATCTTTTTAAAATTAACCTTTTTCATTATAAACAGTTTTGGTAAAGCTCTATGGTGTATTTCGTGATGTCTTTTTTGTTATTAATATCCATCAAATCAATGAAATCAATGATTGCTTGCTGAATGTCAACGCCAGAAAAATCATGCCTTTCTTCTGAGAGATCATAATCACAAGAGTTTCCTTCGTATTCTACATTAAACTCTATAGGATTTAAAGACTTAAATTTGTTGATCAAAAACTCCATATCATCAGGAGTAACTCTTCTATCAATTTTTAATTTCACCAAGTTGTTCTGGAACAGATCACGAACCTTATCAGTAATCTGTTTCTCAGAAATTAAGAAGGATAGGTTTATGTTATTATGTTTTGGAGAAATGGTATTTTCTGTGTATTCCATTTCACCTGTTGTGACATCCATCACATAATATCCTTTGGTTGTGCCTGCATCATTAAAATCCATTTGGAATGGATTTCCAACATAAACAACTTTTCCGTTTTTGTATGTCTTGGTATCCCTGAGATGAAAGTGCCCAGAGACAACCAAAGAAGACTTCTTTAACAAATCTTCAGCAATAAATCCATCATCACACAAAGCAAACGTATTCATCTTGAAGAAGTTAATTTCAAAATGACCAAAAGTATAATCGGCTTCGTTAATCTCATCCAACTTAGTTCCCCAAGGGATTAGATTTATGTTTTTATCATGAGAATAAACTGTGGTTGGAGTATCAACCACAGTTATATTCTTCCAGTTAGAAAACGGAGAAATAGAATTTACTTTAGAAGAATCTTTTAGAAAGCAATCATGGTTACCAACTATCATGGTAACATTAAAGTCTTTAAATAATTCTAATAATTTTGTTCCGAAATGCAACGAATCTACACTAACTTCATCTCTGGTATGAAAATAATCTCCACAGAATAAAACGTCTTTTATGCCTTTTTTTGTAATATCTTGTACGAACCAATTAGCCCAATTCCAAGAAACATCATGCCAAAATTTTGAATTATGATGTACTCCTATATGAATATCGGAGAATATAGCTATTTTGGGCTTAGAAAAATAATTCATACCCTATGATACGACAAAAACATCAAAGATCAATCATTAAATGGATCTTCCTCGGTAGAGTCTATCGTAGGCTTAACGTATATATGTCCTTCTGAAGAAGATAAGATTTCTTCGTATTTTCTTTCCCTATATTCACATAACGTGTCATAATGCTTTTTTTCCTTTTTAATTCGGTTAATAAAAGCATGGAATGCTATCGTGGTGAAATAACCGAAAGGAGACGTATCAGACGATACATCAAACTTCTTTCTTTTTAATGCACTGAACATTTTTATAAGAGCATCACCCACCATCTCTTCCTTATAAGAATAATTTATGAATTTTGGGCTGTATCCAAGACCTTCTGCGATCTTGTTAAGACATTCACCAAGATAGTCTGTACATTTACCTGTATCATAATACAATGCTATCTCCTTTTTAAATAAAGAAGGATCAATATAAAATTGATCCTTATTCTTCTTTTTTATTATAGTTTCTATTTCCATCAAAATCTATAATAATGCATAACTGTTATAAATCAATTATTTTTCTTTTATTAAATGTTGACTGTATTCAATCTTTTCGTTATCGTATATACTTTTTCTTTTATTAGAATGTTCTGTACCATAGTCTAACAAATCTGCTATATCGATAATTATCAACTTTTGTTTATTCTCAGATAAACGAAGCCCTCTTCCGATGCTTTGGACAGTTCTTATGAAGCTCTTTCCTCCTGCGCCAAAAATTATCATGTGTAAATTCTTGATATTAACTCCAGTTGAAAATATGGAACTTATCGCAATACACACCACATTCGTATTGTTTTCCATTATTTTTTTAACTTCATCTCTTTCATCCACATCTACTTCTCCTCTTATAAAGAAGACTTGCTTTTCCTTGAGATTTGTGGATAATAAATCAAACAGATGCTGACCGTGATCAATATTATTGATTAATATCAATATATTATTATTAAAATTTTCACACGCCTTTTGTATTACCTTGTTCCTGAAAGGATTATATGACAAAAATTGTAATTCATTTCTGTAATTCTGTGTAGGGTCATCAGAGTTCTTGATTTTTTTTGGTGGATTTTTATAACTTAAATTAAGAATTTTGACGGAAGCATTGGTCAAGAACTTTCCTTCTCTTAATTCATGAGAAGTTTTTTGAATTAAGATAGACCCTATCTTTCCTATTATAGTCCATTTGTCTATGTTGTCTTCTGGAAGAGTTCCAGTTAGCCCGAATTTATTTGGAGTCTTTATCTTTTCTAAAAGCTTTGTACACTTGTTCCCTCTGTTGAACTTATGTGCTTCGTCCAACACAAGAACATCAACAGATTTGATCCATTGATTGGTTTCAAATTGACTTCTGATAATATCGATGTTAGCAATAATTACATTAGCTTCTAAATCTGGCTCTAACTTTCCTGTCCATCGTGTAACAGAAAAACTTACATTATATTCAATAAAGTCATTATAGGTCTGATTAACCAAACCTAGATCAGGCACAATAATAAGAGCTTTGAATTTTGTTAGATCCTTAGAATATAGATAAAAATTATCTATTAATGTTGCTATTGTAAGCGTCTTGCCTGCTCCAGTACCCAACAAGATAATTCCTCTTCCAGCAGAAAGAGCTTTATTAACAGCATCTTCTTGATAATCTCTTAGGTCTAAGTTTAATCTTTTGATTATACTTCTATCTAATTTTGGATTTAGCTCCTTAAGTGCCTCTTGTGTGTATTGCAGAGGAGCATATGATTTGGATATTAAATATTGGTTTATCTCTTCAGAGATGCCTATGTCAAACTGACCGTTTGGAGAAATACAATAAATTCTCTTAGGAACGAAGAAAGATCGTGCAAACTTTGCAGCTTCGTTTGGTGCAGAAAAGTACTCTCTTATTTCTTGGAAGTGATCCCCAGAAATAACACCCTTTCCCTTTTTTGCATCAAAATCTACCGAAGTCATTACATTTGTTCCATACTGGTCATTTGAATCATGTTTTTTATATCGTAAGTAATACTGGAATATATCTTTTCTACCTTTTCTAGATATTCAATTATACTCTCATGTTCTTTTAAATCATCATTAATTTTCTTAATTTCTTCTGTGTTCTCTATACTTTTCTCTAAAGAAGTTTTGGATAAACCAACGGGAGAAGCATTTGACGCTTTTTCCACCAAAGCTTTCATTATGGAATCTTTTGTCTTCTTTAGAGTATTTAATTCTATTTTATGTGAAATCAACTTAGATACCCAGAAGTGCTTTCTGGCTGGAGCACGCATGGATGATTCTTTTAAATTCATTTCATTTATATCCAATTCCTTAGCGATATCAGTTACATATCGTTTTAAAATTTCCATGATATAATTATATATCATATGTTAAATATTTCAATGAGCAAGTTCGATGAAATAATCAAAAATATAATGGAATCTATGGTGGTCGGAGGAGATGCCAGTGTTCTAGGACCGAATGCTCATGGTCCACATGCTGATGGAGATGCACGGATTGCACATGGTTTTGGAAAAATTCAAAGAAGAGATTTAAGACCAAAACCAAGACCAAGAAAAAATAGACAAACTAAAAAAGCTCGATAAGTAGGTTAATGCAAGATTTAGGTCATTGGGTCACAAGTTTACCTGTTCCAGAAGAAGCTTATGGATTCATCTACATGATAACCAATTTAGAAACTGATAAAAAATACATAGGTAAAAAGCAAATGGTTTCAAAAAGAACGAAACCTCCTTTGAAAGGTAAGAAAAGAAAAAGAATTTGTATGGTAGAATCAGATTGGAAAACTTATGTAAGTAGTTCCAACGAATTGGTTAAAGACATAAACACTATTGGAAAAGATAAATTCAAATTTGAAATATTAAAATTTTGCTATAACAAAAGTCAGCTTGCATATTATGAAGCTAAAGAACAATTTGACAGAGAAGTGCTTTTAAAAGAAGATTATTATAACGGTATAATTAATTTAAGATTGGGAAAAGTAAAAATATAATTTGACAAGAAAGATTTGTAAGTTATAATGAATCATGGATTCAGAAATTTGTAATCTTTATAATTTAAATATTGTAAATTTAAATGAATTACTTGATAAAAAAATTCATGTAGATATAGAAAATTTTCTATATGATAATAACCTCTGCTCTTTATCAGACAACTCCAAAGACAGAATAAAGATTTACAATCATTTTATAATCTCAAATATTTTACATGTTATAAAAGAGAATTATAACAATATCTTTCTTTATAAAGAAGAAAACGAGATTTATTCTAAATACAGAATTCTAAAATTAGCAAAGTTATTAAGTCTTAATATTTTTGAATACTCTGATTCTTTAGAGATAGACAATAATACATTTTATAAATTTAAAACTTTAGCAGAAAGCAAGAAAAAAGTCAATCTTAAAAAGATAAGAGATTTTTTCGAGAAAAACGAATTAAATCAATTATCAGATAAAATCAAAAATAACATAAAAACAAAATTACTATTGCATAAATAATCTTATGAAGTTCGATAAATTCATCAAAAACAAGTTTGTTTATTTAAAAGAGGCAAATACCGATCCAAATAATGTGGATGTAGCGAAACCAGATATGCCTTCAGCATCAAATGTTGATGAAATAGGAAATGAAATGGCTAAGAATGTAGAGAGATCAGAAGATGCTTTAGCCGATATAGCAAGAGATTTAGTAGAAATCTTTGAACAGATTTTACAGACAAAAGACGAACAAAAAAGAACTATGTTTGTAAAACAGTTACAAGACGCTTGTTCTGGTTCTGGAGAACAAGTCCTGCAATCTATTGAAAAGTTTAGGAATGATAATTTTCCATCCGCAGTGAAAACTGATGCAAATATGCCAAAATTATAATAAATATAAATATGCCACTCTTAAAAGGAAAAAAAGCAAAAACTAGAAAAGGAATTTCTGCCAACATAAAGAAAGAAATGAAGGCAGGAAAAGATCAGAAAGTAGCTGTTGCTATAGCTTTAAATGCGGCAAGAGGTGGAAAGAAACGCAAGAAGAAAAAGAACAAAAAGAAAAATATGAGTGTTAAAAAAGAATCTTACGACTCCTTAGTCAACAAATATCTACATAATTATCTTATAGAAGGTTACGAAAAAGACGAAAAAGATGATTGTGAAGATGCTGAAGAAGACGAAGAAAACGTGTCTCCACAAGAAGTAAACAATCAAGTCAATAAAATCACCGCAGAAAAGAGAAAACCAATAGATCGGAACAAAGTTGCTAAAGCATTAAAAGCAGCTAAAGATGCTGGAATGTCTTTAACCAGTAATCCAAATAATCCTGTTTAACATTTAAATAAAGATTATCTAAATAATTAGATGAAATCTTTTAAAGAGTTTTATTTAGAATCGAAAATAGTCTTTTCTCCTAAAGAACCAATTTCTATTGTAGATGTGGGGGATTTTACTGCTAAAATTGATAGCGGTAATGATGCTTATGGTGTTTTACATGGTGATAATATAAAAACTGACGAGGACGAGAAGCAAGTATCGTTTGTAACATCTGATGGGAAAACCATAGTAAAGCCTTTAGTAGATACTATAAAAATTAATGTTGGTGCTGGAGTAGAAGAGAATCGACCCATAGTACATTTCGATTTTGTATTAAAAGGTAAAGAATACAAAAACCAAAAATTCTCAATAGGAAATCGAACCGATAACGAAGAAAAGGTATTAATAGGACTTAAGTTTTTAGAACCGCTAAAAGCTTCTATACAATGTTAAATAATGGTATGAAGAAGTTTTCTAGACTATTAGAGAATACATTTCGTAGTTCTAATTTACGAAGAGTACGGTTAAAAGTAGATCCAGCTTTCTGTGTTAACGGAGAAATCTCAAAATTTCAAGGTTATGAGGGGTTTGTTATATCAGAAGATGGTGTAACTGCACAAATGTATATAGAAAATTCAGATGGTGGTGTTATGGTCGATATACCATGTGGAATGATCGATGTAGAAAGTGGTTTAACTAAGTTTGAAAAACTTAAAATGAATGCTCTTATTTTTTTGAAGGAAAACAAAGAGATGAAATTTGATAGTCCATTAGTTCAGATGATAATGAACAGTTCTGATATAGAAATGTTCGAAGCATTTTTATTAAACAACGGATGCACTGATAAAGATCTACTAGAAATATATAGAATGGAGTATTTATAATGAGCTTTAACGGAGAATTCGAAAAATATCTAAAACAGTATAATGAAGGTATACTGGATACATTATGGGATGTTACTGGAGGAAGATTTACAGATCCAGTAAACAATCCTTGGGTTAAAGGTGGTTATAGAGGATCTGGAAGTTACAAAAGATCTAAATTAGGGACCAAAGACGAAAAAGAACCGTTAGATAAAGATTTGAATCTTACAAATGGTTATAGAATAAAAAGTTTGCAATACCTTTCTACTAATGATAAATTTGTAGTCTTTAAAAACAAAAGCAAAAAACTAGGAGAATTTAAACTAAATGCTTCGGGGGTTTTGACCAAAACCTCAAGCTTGAATAATATTTTAGTTCCTAAAGCTGCGTTAGCACCAAACGTATATAAAGATGCTTTGGATTTTTTTGCTGCTTATGATTTGAATTCTTTGAATTTAATTAGTGGAAATGCAGAAACTGATATCAAAGATTTTATAAATTCAGAAATAAAAAGAACAAAAAGCAAAGGATCTTTATTTGGAGGAAAAGAAAGAGAGCTTTTTGTTTCTATGAAAAACGAGATAGAGAGTTATCTATCCCCAATAGTAGTTCCTGCACAAAAAAACGCATTCATAATAAAAGCTACTTGGTTTTTTATATTAACTCGAACTAACTTACTCAAAAAATAATGGAACAAGACCTTTCCAATGTATATAGCCGATCTGTGCAGGGCAGAGGTTCTGTACATATGGGGCTTGGTGGCAGTAGTGGATTTTCTTCTGGATACGAAAGAGATCCATACTTTTCTCAGTTAGAGAATTCTGTTTTTTCTAAAATAA